ACAGGAATCTTTAGATAAAGCACGAATCGCAACAAACTGCGGTTATGTTTTAAAGATTGGACCATTAGCTTATTTGGATAAAGAAAAATATCCAACAGGCCCTTGGTGCAAAGAAAAAGATTGGGTAATCTTCGCGCGCTACGCGGGATCACGTTTACCAATCGAAGGCGGTGAAGTTCGTATATTAAACGACGATGAAGTCTTAGGGACAATTAAAAATCCTGAAGATGTACTTCACTATATTTAACCATAGGAGAAAACTATGCCAGAAGATAAAAATGCAAAGACAGTTGACATAGATACTTCAGGACCAGAGATGGATGTAGAAATAAAAGATGATTCTACGCCAGAACCTGAGTTTGAAGTAAAAGAAGAAACTGTAAAAGAAGTAAAAGAAGAAGCCAAGTCCCCAGACGCCAGCGACACGAAGCTGGAGACGGGAGACAAGAAGCTTGAGACAAAGAAAGACGAATTAGAAGATTACAGCGAAAGTGTGCAAAGAAGAATTGCTAAATTAACTAAAAAGATGAGAGAAGCAGAGCGTCAAAGAGAAGAAGCTCTAAACTATGCTCAATCTGTTAAAGCAGAAAAAGAAGTTTTAACAAAAAGATTTAGCACTTTAGAAACTGTATCTATTAAAGATAGAGAAGCTAAAATTGCATCGGCATTAGAAGCAGCAAAAAGCAGACTAGCAGTTGCTAGAGAAGCTAATGATTATAGTGCTGAAGTTGAAGTCTCTAAAGATATAGCAAGATTAGGTTATGAGGAAGCTAGATTACAAGAAGTTAAATCTAGTTCAGAAAATCTTGCAAAAGAACAACCAGTGAAAAACATAGCAGATGTTAGAGTACCAGACAGACAATCTACAGCTGATCCAAGAGCAGAATCTTGGGCAGGTAGAAACAAATGGTTTGGAGCTGACAAAGCTATGACTTACACAGCTTTCGACATTCATAAAAGTCTTATAGATGACGAAGGTTATGATGCACAAAGCGACGAATATTATGCGGAAATTGATAAAAGAATAAGACTTGAGTTTCCCCATAAATTTGATAAGAATGCAACAACGGAATCGACCAAACCGGTACAAGTAGTAGCTTCAGCGAAGCGAAGTACTAAACCTGGTCGCAAAACTGTGAGACTCACACCTTCTCAAGTTGCTATCGCTAAAAAATTAGGAGTGCCATTAGAAGAATATGCGAAACAATTAAATATCACGAAGGAGGTATAGGCATATGAAAAAAGAAAACATTAAGACCCCACGTGCGAGCCAAACTAGATCTACTGAAAAGAGACCTACAACTTGGACTCCACCATCATCTTTGGATGCACCGCCCGCGCCAGCTGGCTTTAGACATAGATGGATACGAACTGAAGTTTTAGGGTTTGACGACACTAAAAACATGTCAGGAAAATTGAGATCAGGATGGGAGTTGGTAAGATCTGACGAATATCCGGATTCAGAATATCCAGTTGTTAAAGACGGCAAATACGCAGGAGTGATCGGAGTTGGTGGCCTTGTGTTGGCAAGGATACCGGAAGAAATCGCAAAATCTCGTGAAGCTTACTTTAGAAAACAAATAGAAGCTCGCGAAGAGGCAATTGAAAACGATTTGTATAAGGATCAACACAAAAGTATGCCGATCAATAGTGAGAGGCAAACTCGTGTAACTTTTGGTGGTACGAACAAAAAATAATTTTTTTGTAATATCAACAAAGTAAATAAAAACTTAAACAAGGAAAAAAACTATGGCTAATAGAAGCTCAGTAGGCTTTGGTCTACGACCAATTGGTAAAGTTGGTCAGAATAGAGATGCTCAAGGTTTAAGTGAATACCTAGTAAGTGATAGTCCAACTATTGCTTATTTCAATGACCCAGTAAAAGCTACAGACGCAGGAACAATTGCGGTTGCAGCAGCTGGTGATAAATTGTTAGGTTCACTTAACGGATCTTTCTACACTGATCCAACGACTCAAAAACCAACATGGAGGAATTATATCCCTTCGGTTGCAGCGACAGATATCGTTGCATTCGTAAGTGATGATCCTTATGAAAGATTTGAGATCAGATCTAATAACACAGGCGCTTCAGCAGTGACTGATATTTTCAATAATGCAAATATCACTTATTTAGCTGGAGACTCAGCAAACTACGTATCAAGAGTTAGACTGAATGATGCTACTTTAACTACATCTACAGAACAACTTCAGATACTTGGTTCAACAAAAGACACTGGTGACAATAATATCACTCAATCACACGTTGTGTGGGTTGTGAGAATTAACGAACATCAGTTCTTATCAGCTACAGGAGCATAAGAATATGGCTATATCAAGAGGACAACTAGTTAAAGAACTAGAACCAGGTTTGAATGCTTTATTCGGACTGGAATATAAACGTTATGAAAATCAGCATCTTGAAATATTTGATGTAGAAACTTCTGACAGAGCTTTTGAAGAAGAAGTTATGTTATCAGGTTTCGCAAATGCTCAAGTTAAGCCAGAAGGTTCTGGAGTAACTTTTGACAATGCTCAAGAAACTTTCACAGCTAGATACACACATAACACCGTAGCACTTGCTTTCTCAATCACTGAAGAAGCGATTGAAGATAACTTGTATGACAGACTAGCGTCTAGATATACAAAAGCACTAGCAAGATCTATGGCAAACACTAAGCAAGTAACAGCTGCTAACGTACTTAATAATGCGTTTTCAAGCTCTTACCCAGGTGGCGATGGCTCTCCTTTATTGGATCAAGCTCATCCTACTATTGCTGGTTCATTCAGAAATGAATTAGCAGTTGCTGCTGACTTAAACGAAACTTCATTAGAACAATCATTGATCGATATCAATGCATTCACTGATGAAAGAGGTTTAAAGATTGCTGCAAGAGGTGTTAAATTAATTATTCCAAGTGAACTACAATTCACAGCGGAAAGATTAATGGCGTCTCAAGGTAGAACAGCTACAGCTGATAACGACATCAATGCAATCAAATCTATGGGAATGATTCCACAGGGTTATACTGTGAACAATTTCCTTACAGATTCTGATGCATTCTTTATCAAAACGGACGTTCCAAATGGAATGAAAAACTTTGTTAGAGCTGCTATCAAAACTTCTATGGAAGGTGATTTTGATACTGGTAACGTTAGATACAAAGCTAGAGAAAGATACAGCTTCGGCTGGTCTGACCCTAGAGGTTTGTTTGGCTCACCAGGTGCTTAATATATAAGCATTTTTTATTTAATGAGGTGGGTATATCTCACCTCATTAATATGTTAGAAAGAAAGAATTATGACAAAAATGTTTCAAGTAAAAATTAGAGCTTATGGTCACATGGCTAATTTTGACATTGAAGCCGAAGATAGTGCAGAAAGTATAGAACTAGCTATCCTTGACAAAATAGGAAAAAAAGGTATATTACTAAAAGACAGCATGAGATCTTTTGCTAAAGATAAATGCTGGATAACCTATGAGGAGATCGTAGATGATATCAGTTCAAGCTCTTTACACAAAGAAGAGAGCATTAGAACTTGATTGGGAGCAACACTACATTCAAGAGGGAATATATACTCTTGATATGGTTAGGATTGACGAAAAAATTCGTGAAATCATTAACCAGATTAAAATGTCTGAAGCTGAAATAGCTACTAGACAAATTAAAGTAGAAATGGCCGCTCCTGAGTTTTCTGTAGCTAGCTAAAACTAGCTATTTATATCCGAAAAGTAGATTTTCGATGCAGGTATCCCTTGCGCTATTCAATAAATTCAGTTATATCTTAAGCACTATACATTAACTTCTGATCTAGACGCGTATAGTCGACGGCCTAGAGACTAGATTGGAATAACTAGGAGAACATAACTATGGCACAAACAACATTTTCAGGACCAGTCCTTTCACAAAACGGCGCTGGATTTCTTGGATCAATCGTACCTGGATTAACAGGTCTTACAGCAACAACAGTAGCAACAGCAACAACTTTAACTTATGCTGTTAATACTATAACAGTAAATAATTACACTGGTGCTGCAGCTCAAACTGTAACATTACCAGCGGCTAGAGCAGGAGTAGTAGTAGTTCATGCTCAGTCAGTTGATACAACTGGTGGAACTGCTAAATTAATTTTTGATTGTGCAGGATCAGACGTACTTGCAACAGGATCAGTAATTGAGAGCAGAGCAACTAACGCTCTTACTATTGATACATCTACTGCAGGTGAAACTCGTCTTGAGTATACACCAGCAAATGCTGTGACTAATTTATTTAGTCAGGGTTCATATATTTATTTTTCATGTACACAAGATGGTACATGGACAGTAGCATATAAAATGCAACCAAATCCAGCTAGCACAGGTGTTACAGGTGCTTTCGCTTTTGCAGCGTAAATAATTAATTTTTAAGGAGCTCGTAAGGGCTCCTTAATACAAGGAGAAAAATATGGGAAGTTACAAAGGTGATATACAAGCAACTAGATTCACATCAACTACTACAAATGCAATTGTAGCAGGACCAATTAGATTAAGAGGTATCATTGTTGCATCTGATGGAACAGGAGCAGGAAGTGTAACATTAAAAACAACATCTTCCGCTGGATCTACTTTATTTGTAGCAGATGTACCAAGTGGAGATGTTATTAATTTTAGTTTTCCTGAAGATGGAATTTTATTTCCAAAAGGAATTTTTACAACTACTTTAACTAAAATTACTGCAGTTACATTACTAACAGATAAATATTCTGGACCTGGATTAACAGCGTAGGAGAAGCTAAATGGCTAACACTACTTCTGGAACAACTACTTTTGAAAAGACCTTTTATATAGATAAAATTATAGAAGAGGCTTACGAAAGAATTGGTATGTCCGCTCCAAGAACTGGACAAGATTTAGAATCTACAAGAAGATCTCTAAATATAATGTTTCAGGAATGGGCAAACAGAGGTCTTCATTATTGGGAAGTAGCAAGTAATACTATTTCCATGGTTAATGGCCAAAGCACTTATACTATTTATAGATCAACTTCTGATGGAACTTCCGATGGAACACTTAGTTATTTAAATGGTGCAATCACTGCATCTCAAACAACAATTACAGTAGATTCAGTTTGGCAATTTCCAACAAGTGGAACTTTATTAATAGGTTCAGAACAAATTACTTATACAGGAACAGATACAGCATCTATGACTATAACAGGTTGTATTAGAGGCGCTAATGGTACAACAGCTGCAATCCATGCAGATAATGCAACTGTATATGATTATAATTCTATTACTTATGGACCAGATGATATTTTAGAAATGGTCTATAGAAACACAGAACAAGTTCCTGTTGTTGATTTTCCACTTACTAAAATTAATAGATCAGCTTACAGTGGATTATCTTCTAAATTTGCAACAGGTCAACCAACACAATATTACGTACAAAGATTTATAGATAAAATTACAATCACTTTATATTTAACTCCTGGAACAGATCAGGTAAATAATGTCATTCAATATTACTATGCTAAAAGAATTCAAGATGTAGGTGCTTATACAAATGCAACAGATGTTCCATATAGATTTGTTCCATGTATGTGCGCGGGACTTGCTTATTATATTTCATTAAAACTTGCTCCACAAAGAGTAGAAGGATTAAAATTATTATACGAAGATGAATTAAAGAGAGCATTAGAAACTGATGGATCTTCTTCAAGTTCATTTATAACTCCAAAAACTTATTATCCAAATGTCTAATCTATCAAGAGGAAAATATTCTTATATGATCTCTGACCGTTCTGGTTGTAGATTTCCATATCAAGAAATGGTTCAAGAATGGAATGGTTCATGGGTACATGTTTCTGAATATGAAGCAAAGCAACCTCAGTTAGAACCAAAACCAACAACAACTGATCCACAAGGTTTACAATATGCACATCCAGACAGGATTGAACCACCAGTAATTGTAGTTTTAACTTTAAATCCTTTTTCAACAACTAAGTACGCAGGTTCTACTTATATAAATGTTTATTCAGAAGATCATGGAAGATCAACTGGCAATATCGTAAGATTTAGGGGCCCGCCGCAAGTTAACATTGTAGGTACACCTTCTAGAGAAGATTCATTTGATCTAGTTCCTTCATTTGATAATGTTACAGATATTTCAAATACTAATGGATTTACAATCACAGTTGGAAAAATAGATTCAT